ACACTAAACTTCATTGCTGTTAGAACTGGTGTTTCTTTCAGTGAGATTGGCGGATAAGGAGATAAGACATGGCTAGTATTGACGATTTCAAATCAAACCTTATCGGCGGTGGTGCAAGAGCAAACCAATATCGTGTAATCATGACTACACCTACTGGTATTGCTACAGGACTCGACACTGTAAGAACACAATATTTGGTTAAGGCAACTTCATTGCCTGGCCAGACTATCCCAGAAGTTACTGTTAACTTTAGAGGTAGACAGTTGTTCTTGGCGGGCGACAGAACGTTTGAAACATGGACTACAACAATCATTAACGATACAGACTTTATGGTTCGTAACGCTATTGAACGTTGGATGAACGGTATCAATAATCTTGAAACCAACACTGGATTGACTAATGTATCTGAATATACATCTCAGTTGATTGTAGAACAGTTGGATAGAGATGATAACGTATTGAAGTCTTATGTTCTTCGTAACTGTTGGCCAACAGTAGTTGCACCTGTTGAACTATCATACGATACTGTAAGTGATATTGAAACCTTTGACGTGACTTGGAGATACACTTCATTCACAGCAAGTTCTGTATAATCTGGTTTTACAAACCTACTAAATAGTAGGGTAAAACTTAGGAGATTTATAGTATGGCGGAACTTTTTGGTTTCAGAATTACAAGAGCGAATCAAGGTAAGGGTGGTGATGGATTCACCGCCCCTACCTCTGATGATGGCACACTTGATGTAGTTTCGGGTGGAGGCCATTATGCGTCTGTTTTAGATATGGACGGACGTGACAGAAACGAACTTGATTTGATTCGCCGTTATCGTGATATTGCACAACAACCAGAGTGTGACAGTGCAGTTGAAGATATTGTAAATGAAGCAATTGTATCAGACGAAAGAGATCAGTCTGTATCAATTTCACTTGACAGATTAGACCTATCCCCTAATATCAAAAATAAAATTCGTGAAGAGTTTGATGAAGTTCTACGTTTGATGGACTTTAATCAAAAGGGACATGATATTTTTAGACGTTGGTATGTGGATGGTAGAGTTTATTATCATAAAATTATCGACCCTAAACAACCTCGTAAGGGACTTAAAGAATTACGTTACATCGACCCTCGTAAGATTAAGAAGGTTCGTGAACAACGTAAAGAACAAGACCCTAAAACTGGAATGGACTTAGTTGTTGCAGTAGATGACTTCTATTTGTATAACGACAAAGGACTAGATGTTAACGTAGGAACATCACAGGGCGTAAAAATTACAAACGATTCCATTGCATATTGCCCAAGTGGGTTGATTGATATGCAAAAAGGAACCGTTCTTTCACATCTACACAAAGCGATTAAACCAGTTAATCAGTTGCGTATGATTGAAGATGCGTTGGTTATCTATCGTATCTCTCGTGCGCCTGAACGTAGAATTTTCTACATTGATGTTGGTAACTTACCTAAACAGAAAGCCGAATCATATCTAAAGGATGTGATGAATCGTTATCGTAACAAACTAGTATACGATGCGAGAACTGGTGAAATCAGAGATGACAGAAATCATATGTCTATGTTGGAAGATTTCTGGTTGCCTCGTAGAGAAGGTGGACGTGGAACAGAGATTACAACCTTGCCTGGCGGTTCAAACCTTGGTGAGATTGATGACATTACATACTTCCAGAAGAAGTTGTATCGTTCATTGAACGTTCCAGTATCCAGACTTGCAGAAGAAACTGGATTCCAAATTGGACGTTCAGATAACATCACTCGTGACGAACTCAAGTTTACAAAATTCGTGCAGAGACTTCGTAAGAAGTTCTCAGTGTTGTTCCAAGATATGCTTAAAACACAACTTATACTAAAGGGTGTTATCGCAGAAGAAGAATGGCACACGATAAAAGAACACATTCAATTTGATTTCCTACAGGATGGATATTTCACAGAACTCAAGAATACTGAGATTCTGAGGGAACGTCTAGATATGTTAGGACAAATCGAATCGTATGTCGGAACATATTTCTCTAAAGAATATGTGAAGAAGAATATTCTTAAAATGACAGACGATGAGATTGAGGATATTGATAATCAAATCAAAGATGAAAGTGGCGGAGAAGATATGGGTGCCGATGACGGCATGTTCGCACATAACGATCCCACAAAAGGAGATAAATAATGGACAATGTAAGAGACTTTGTTGACTCAATTGCATCAGGCGATAACCTTGAGGCGGAGTCACATTTCAATAATGCACTCGCACAAAAGGTTGGCGATGCACTAGAAACAAAACGTATGGAAGTTGCAAAGACTTTTGTGACACATCATATCCCAGAAGTTGGTGAGGAAGACAGTGACTAAAACTGTTTCTCAACTCAGAAGAGAGTTGCCAGAAAAGGATGAACACAAAATGTCTAGGGAGTATAAGAAGTTATCTCCCAAGATGCAGAAGGCTGTGGATGCAATATTTAAAGAAATGGACACTAAACCTTCTAATTTCCTAAATACTTTTGAGAAAACAATAAATAACGTTGCAAAAGAGTTTAAAGTTCCGCAAAAGAAACTTATGGATTATTTTGAACGTGAAGTATTAACGGTAATGTAAAGAGAAGTCTAATGAAATTAATTGCAGAACAGATACAAGAAGTTGAATACATCGTTGAAGAAAAAGACGGTGGATCAAAAGAAATGAAGATTCGTGGAATCTTCATGCAGGCAGACCAGAAAAATAGAAATGGTCGTGTCTACCCATTTGGTGTCCTTCAAAAAGAAGTCACCAGATATAATAAAGAATTTGTTGCTGAAGGACGTGCATTTGGCGAACTCGGACACCCAGAAGGCCCTACGGTTAATCTGGATCGAGTATCACACATGATTACGAAACTTGAGGCGGATGGAAAGAACTTTATCGGTGAGGCCAAGTTGCTCTCAACTCCGATGGGGGAAATTGCGAAAGCACTAATCAAAGACGGTGGTAAACTTGGTGTCTCTTCAAGAGGCATGGGTTCACTAGAGTCTCGTGGTGGTGCGAATTATGTGAAAGACGATTTTTATCTTGCCACTGCGGCAGATATTGTTGCAGACCCTTCTGCTCCACAAGCCTTCGTTGAAGGTATTATGGAGGGTAAAGAATGGATTTGGAACAACGGTATACTTCAAGAAGTTGATGTTGCTGAAATCAAAAATGACATTAATGAAGGGGTAAGACGTAGAAATGATAATGTTTCCGCACTTGCCTTTGCTAAATTTTTGTCAAAACTTTAATCATTATAAATATGTTAAGATAACAAACTCAAGGAGAAATCCCAATGTCAGAACTAGACAAGACAATTGAGGAACTAGAAGCGGAAGTCCAGGCAGAGCTTGAAGAAGCGAAGCAACCTACGGACGGTGCCGGTAAAGGTGAATCAATGGAAAAAGTTGAAGGGGAAGTTCAAGACCTTGGCAAAGCTGTTGTCGACCCAGAAGAGAAGAAAGGCGCTGACGCTGCAAAAGCAACGAAACCCGCCAAGGATGCTCAGAATAAGGGCGCAAAAGATGCCGGTGGTGACGATGAACCAACCAAAGTTAAAGAACCTCTAGCCGCTGGGGTCGAAATCGACCATGACGGTGAGGAACTAGAAGAAGCCCGTATGACTAAAGAATCAATGATTACTGCAATGCAAGAAAAACTTGCAGGCATGAAAGCAGTTGATTTGAAGGCTGCATACGAATCAATGATGAATGACGATGAAGAAGAGAAAGAAGAGTCAGTTGACGAATCTACTCTTGAAGACCGTCTTGCATCTGTAGATGTATCTGAGGATGTTTCTGCACTTACAGAAGGTGAAGAACTATCAGAAGACTTCCAGAAAAAGGCTGCTACAATTTTTGAAGCCGCTGTTAAATCCAAACTTCGTTCAGAAGTAGAGCGTATCGAAATGTCTAAGACACAAGAAATCGCTGAAGAAATCAATAGAGTGCGTGATGAGTTGACTGAAAAGGTTGACGCATACATGAACTATGTTGTAGAAGAGTGGATGAAAGAAAACGAAATCGCAATTGAGCGTGGTCTCAAAGGCGAAATCGCAGAAGACTTCATCTCAGGTCTTAAAGACTTGTTCACAGAACATTATATTGATGTTCCAGATGAGAAGTATGACATTCTAGAATCACAGTCTGCAAAGATTGATGAACTAGAGTCAAAGATTAACGAGCAAATCGAAAAGAATGCAGAACTAAAGTCTGCAAACCAATCATTGGTTCGTGAGTCTGTTTTTGCAGAGGTTTCTGCTGATCTTGCCGCAACTGAGGTAGAGAAGTTTAAATCACTTGCAGAAGATGTTGAGTTCACTTCGGAAGAATCTTTCAAAGAGAAACTCGACACGCTTAAGGAATCTTATTTCCCTAAGGCAACCACTATCGCTGAATCTGTAGACTCCGAATCAGATGGTTCTGAATCTTACGATACAACTGGTGCAATGTCCGCTTACATGGCTGCAATCAGTAAAAATGTAAAGCGAGCTAGAGGTTAATAGGTTAAACTATTAACTTTTATAAATATTATTAGAAAAAAACTCAATTAAGGAGAAACAAAATGTTCCAGACAGAACATCTACAGGAAAAGTGGCAGCCAGTCCTAGAGCATAACGATCTTCCAGAGATCAACGACTCTTATCGTAAGGCTGTAACCACAGTTATCCTAGAAAACCAAGAAAAAGCACTTCGTGAAGACAGAGGTTTCCTCGGCGAAGCTGCTCCAACTAACGCCACTGGCGGTTCAGTTGACAACTGGGATCCAATCATGATCTCACTAGTGCGCCGTGCAATGCCTAACCTTATTGCATATGACGTTGCTGGTGTTCAGCCAATGACTGGCCCAACAGGACTCATTTTCGCAATGCGTTCACGTTACACTAGCCAATCAGGAACAGAAGCGTTCTACAACGAAGCTGATTCTGACTTCTCAGGCACAGGCACACAGGCCGGCACTAACCCTGCTGTTCTTAACGACTCACCTGCTGGAACTTATACTTCTGGTGAAGGTATGTCAACTGCTGCTGCTGAAGCACTTGGTGACGGTGTAGGCGCAGACTTCGGTGAGATGGCATTCTCAATCGAAAAGCAGACTGTTACTGCAAAGTCTCGTGCTCTAAAAGCAGAATACACAATGGAACTTGCACAGGATCTTAAAGCAATCCACGGTTTGGACGCTGAAACAGAACTTGCAAACATCCTATCTGCTGAAATTCTTGCAGAAATCAACCGTGAAGTCATTCGCACAATCTACACTGTTGCGAAGCCTGGCGCACAGACTGATACTGCAACAGCAGGAATTTTCGACCTAGACGTTGACTCAAACGGCCGTTGGTCAGTTGAGAAGTTCAAAGGTTTGATGTTCCAAGTTGAGCGTGATGCAAACGCAATCGCACAACAGACTCGTAGAGGCAAAGGTAACACAATCATCTGTTCATCTGATGTTGCATCTGCACTTCAAATGGCTGGTGTATTGGATTACACTCCTGCTCTTAACAACAACCTAAACGTTGACGATTCTGGCAACACATTCGCTGGTGTCCTAAACGGACGTTACAAAGTATACATCGATCCATATTCTGGAAACGGTGCTGCTTCACAATACTACACAGTAGGTTATAAGGGAACATCTCCTTATGACGCTGGTATCTTCTACTGCCCATACGTTCCACTACAGATGGTTCGTGCGGTTGGTGAGAACACATTCCAGCCAAAAATCGGGTTCAAGACACGCTACGGCATGACTGCAAACCCATTTGCTGAAGGTGCAACAGCTGGTGCTGGTGCTCTAAACGCAAACCTAAACACCTACTACAGACGTGTTCAAGTTACAAACATCATGTAACAATAAGAGTTGATTCTAAATCAACCAACTTAGGGGAGTCTTTCGGGACTCCCCTTTTTTTATGAGCGTTATAAATAGTGCTATAAGGGGAATAGAAATGCCTAGACTAAATGCACTAAACAGACAACCCGAAAACTTTGACTATGCTCGTCCTACTCAGTTTCGGTTTCAAATTTTAAAGATACCCAATGTCGAATATTTTACGACAGAGGTAAATCTGCCTGGCATCGCTTTTTCTGGTGATGCTATTATGAACACTCGTTATACTGCAATGCCATTTATGGGAGACACTATTAATTTTAGTCCATTGGAGTTGCAGTTTATTGTTCAAGAGGATTTATCGAACTGGAAAGAAATCTATGATTGGATGACTGGCATTGGTTTCCCTAAAGACAATAAACAGTTTGAAAACGCAATCAATCAAGGCAATGAAGATAACCCCAAACCCAACACTACAAAAGGTAATGTTGCAAACCCCTCTGTATTGACTACAGATGGAACTCTAACTATTTTAACAAATAAGAACAATCCAGTTCTACAAGTGAATTTTAGGAACATGTATCCTACATCACTTTCTGGATTACAGTATGATACAAAAGATGAAGGTGCCACACAGCTGACTGCCTCAGTTACCTTCAACTATGATATCTACGAAATCGTAACGTTATAAATAAGTATGAGCAGATGATAAGGTTGACTTGAACAATCAACTTTTGAGTCTCCATGTGGGATAATATAGAACAGCAAGTTCTAACCAATCACTGCTCACTTTATTATTAAGGATGTGAAATATTATGACACTTGAAGAACTTCAGCAACAGGCTGAAAAAGATTTGAAGATGGATGATTTGGAACTCGCAGATGAGTCTCTGAAAACTGCATCTCTTCATCAAAAATATCTCACCATATACAACAACTTTAGACAACTCAAACTTATGAATGAGGGTAACTATAATGTCCTCAAACGTAAGAAGTGGGAATACTATACTGGTAAAGCAGAACCACAAGTCTATCGTGATAATCCCTTCGACCATAAAGTTCTCAAAGCAGACTTGCACATCTACATGGATTCTGATGAAGACCTTATTAAGGCAAAACAGAAAGTAGAATACTATGCAATGTGTATGGACTCGTGCGAACGAATTCTAAAACAAGTCCAACAACGTGGTTGGGATATCAAGAATGCAATAGAATGGCGTAAGTTTGTTGATGGTGTTGTATGACACATGTATCTAAAAAGAATGACGTATACTTGCAAGTAGACACAGAACCGTCTACTGCTAGAGCGTTATCAGAATACTTTACATTTGAAGTGCCGGGCGCTAAGTTTATGCCGGCGTATCGTAACCGTATTTGGGACGGTAAAATTCGTTTGTTCTCTCCAGCGACAGGAGAGTTGTATCTTGGGTTACTTCCATATCTAACTAAGTGGTTGGATGAATGGGAGGAACCTTTTACCATTAGTGAGGAATTACAAGATGAAAAAGAAATCGAAAGACAACTACTTGATGGATTCATTCGA